TGTTTTGTTGGATAGTGTCACCGGGCAAGACCTCGGTGAGACCAATGGGAACAAGAGAACCCATGTTGCAGGACAGTAGTTTCGTATTCGAAAGAGAGAATTTCGAGCGTTTCATAGTACGCGATCCTTCTTGTGAATGTTGTAGAGGGTGGTTACCTGACGAACCTTTTGCGCATCGAGTAGCGCAAAGATTTCCGAGAAAGACGAGCCATAAGCCTGCGTGCGTTGGATCTCATCTTGAAGCACGCCGGACATTTTGACAGATAGCGTCCAGATGGCTTGCGACCGATAGTCATCGGGCATCCCCAGGCAGTTGCGGAGTTGTTGTCGTAGGTATTGGCCGAGAGGTTCGAGTTTTTTTCCGATACGGAGTGTTGAAGGAACGTCGCCTTCATCTTTGATTTGTTGCATGAGATGTTCATTGCCCATGATCGCGTCGGCGACGATTTGCATAGCGGAGGCACCAATGCCTCCAGGGCGGTTCGACATGCGAGCGTATTCCGGGTGGCGCCCCTCGAGGCGAGGGTTGTCGGGGTGCATCATGTTCTTGGTGACGTACCCGCAAATATACCCAGCAGAAGCAGCAGTAAGATCCCCCACATGGATATTGCCGATAGGCAAATGAGTATCTGGGTTAACCCAGGTCTTTTGAATAGTTTTGATGTCTTCGAATGCCGCGTTGAAGAGCGCGAGGTGGTAGTGAGGCCGTCTAGTCTTTTCACCATATTCTCCGACTAAGTAGAACTTGCAGCGTTTAGGGGCAGAGGCTCGGCGGTACCGTTTCATCCAAAGCTTTGGATGATCCGGCACCAAGGTAAGATTGTTCGGCAGGTGTTCATCATTGTAAGTCAGGGTGACGAATAGTGATGACGGGTGAGAGTATGCCTCGAGCATGATGCGGTGCGCCCATACACGGCGTCGATTAATACGGCAGCATAGACATCGTCCGCAGCCGACGGGGATGACACCAACCGTGTAGGGACGCTCGCAAAGCATCTAGATCGATTTCTAAAGGGTCAGACTACATCCGAAACCCGATACGGGGAGAGCGCCGCCGGCCAGTCGTGCGCCGGCGAGCGCGAGAAGGACGCCGGCGACGGCGTTTAGGCGGAGCGTAACGAGAGCGGCGTCGATGTCGCATTTTAACCTCCTAATAGTGAATTCCGGACTTGCCGGGGATGCGCATTGTGCGCGCTTGCAGGTCCTCCCAAGAGGCCCGTTTTTTGCCACGGTACGGCTTGTTATGGTCAGCCGTTTGATAGAATTTTTGAGAGGCAGTGAACCACTGCCAGTGGAAACCCGGCTTGGGCGGGTTGGTTAGATGAAGTTTGGATGCGATGAGCCGCATTCTTGCGCGATTCCAAAGAGGTTTCGCGATGTGCTCGTACATCCACCGGACTTCGAGCGGAAAACTATCTTCGAGTAGATCTTTAAGGTCCTTGCCAGGGACGATGGAGAGGCTTCCGTCCATGTTCTTGGTGAGACCCCACGCGGGGACCGTACCCGCCGCCCTGGACGGGTCAGAGGCCGCGGAAGCCTCTATTTGTCGGGAAACGATGGAGTACCCGGGGTGACGACCTTCGAAAGAGGGTTGACCAGGAATACCGCCAGGGGACGCAGACGCGTCTTGCATGGCGGGTCCGGTTTGGCTCTCCCGGGTTAGTTTCGCTATCGAGGCCTCGAGGTAACGATTGTTAAGACGGGCGTTCTCGAGGGCGAGTTCCCGTTGTTGAGAGTTCTGGCCAGCGGCGACAGCGCGCCCGATGTCTTGACCAGCATTGGCCAGGGATTGACCGAGTTTGGATTGTCCGCCGATGGCGACAGGAGATGGAGAGTAGGTCGGCAGGTTCGCCCCCATTGCGTAGAGGGGATGAATACCAGCTTTTTGGGCGTCTCGGACGCGCCACTGAATGCCCTGTTTAGCGAATTTACGTTGAAGCTGCCGATCCTTGGCGGCGTTGGCGAGCATTTTGGCGTTGGCCTTCGATTGAGCCTTGTCGCCGAGATATCCGCCGAGGAGAGAGGCACCGGCAGAGATAGCCGAGCCGGTGATGAGTTCGTGAGAGGCCATTTTTTATCCTTTACAGGAAATTTCAGAATATTGGTTGAGGCGGTGTTTACCCTGCCGGCCGCCTCGCCCGGCTTTTTTATAAGCATGAAGCACCCTTTTTCGGGTTTGCCTGCGAATGCAGAGCAGAGTTCGGAGAGGAGTTTTAAAGCTAATTTGCGCGAGCGTAGAGCGTGCCCCACGCCGCTTAGAGGGTTTTGACGCTACCAGACGAGCCGGAGCGTTGTTTAAGGTGACTATGGCCCTTCTAGGGCCCAAGGGATGGAAAAGGCGGCGGTCTTGAATTTGACCGAGGGGGCGTTGGTTCGAAAGCACCGTTGGTGGCGTTTTGGAGATGATAACGCGCTTCCGGTCGCCCTTCTTCGCCTTAGCCATTGGTGTCACCTAGTATAGTAGACATCAAGGAAGTCTACTCGGTGGCCGGTGGTTCCGCTGGAGCTTCGGCGGGGGCCGGTTCGTCGGGAAATTCCTCCTTAGCTGCGGCAGCGTACAACTTAGCGTAGTGCTCTTGGTTCGCCATGAAATCGGCGGGTGTAACGTGCCGTTGTAGGAGCTGGTCGAAGACCTGCTCGAAGGGTGACGAGGGATCGAAATCATCGCCGATGTCGAAGTCATCGGCCTCGTCGTAGGTATCGTGGCTGTCGGCATCAAGGCCGAGCCCCTCTTGGAAACGGTGGTGACGAACGAGGCGGGCGACCTGTTCGTTGAGGCTTTCGGGAATTTGAAACCCCAGAGGGACCGCAATAGGAGTGTCGTCAAGCAGCTCGTGCCCAGCGGGATCGAGCATGCATTTGGTGCGGGTGACATTCGTCATAGGAGCCTCCTAATAGATGAAGCTCGAGCCGGTCTTAGCGACCATGCGGCGAGCCTGGATAGAGTGATTAGCCATCACCCATAGCACGTCATTGGTTTGAACGGCGTGAATTCGTTGGGTGGGGACTGACGTAACGAAGGCGGAATTGAGAGTTGGATCGGACGCGAAGATGCGCGCCATGTGCCAGAAATCGAGAACCGACGAGCGGAATTCGCCGCCGATAGTGCTTTCGGAGCGGCGGTACTCGTCATAACGATCCTGGTAGCCGAAGATACCTTCGGGGGTGGCATGAGCTGCATAAAGCTCTTTGTTCGCGATCGACTGTTGGCCGATGTGTTGCAGCTCATGCTGGAAGAAATCCTCCTTGGTACGGCGGTTCCAAGATCGGGGGAGGCCCTGAGCGTAGATCGTTTTGGGCTTCACGGAGAGGAGCGAGAAGATGTAGCCGTGCTCTTCGATGTAACGGCGATACCGATTTGTACGGAGAGAACCGAGACCGTGACCTCGCATTTCGCCCACGACCTCGGTGCCCTCGGCCGTTTGGAGGACCTCAGAGAATTGTATAGTTTGACGGCCGCCGCCCAAATATTCGGGCCTCTGGAGGCGAGCGTCAGAAGACCGGACGCCCAGGTGGCGAAGGTACTCAGTGTAACGAGAGCCATATTTTGCTCGGGCCTCTTCGTAGCGTTGCAGAGCGAAGGCCAGCCGTAGGTCAGAGACCGAAGCAGCGGTGACGTTGGATAGATCCGCGAAGATACCCGGAAAGCCTGCATTGGCGGGGTCTTCTTCTACGCGGAATTTGTTGTCGTTGCCAGAGCTGTCACCCATGACGGTGCTGTCAACGTAGTTCGTCGTACCGGAGCCATCGGTTTCGTAAACGAGGTTTCCGCCGGTGTCGGAGAACGTTTGATCGATTTTGCCGATGCCCGTGATTGGGGCGTCGCCCGTGAGAGGAAGAGAGACCACAGGACCCTTCTGGGTCCAGGGGCGCGCCGATGTGAAGTAGTCCTTTTCCCATGCGATATTTTGCATGGTGGTGTTGGTAGTCGTATCGGGACCGGAAGTTTCGTCAATGACGAGCGCCGTGACAAGGTCCTGATCACGGTAGAATTCGTTGAAGATTTTGGCCATCCCACGGAAGGGGAGCGCGGAGAACTCAAGACCGGCAACGCCGGTTGGTATCCCGAGATAGTCGCCCAGCTCGCCGACGGCGACCGTATCGGTGATGGTCGGAAAGACGGACGCGTCTAGACCGTCCTCCCCGCCAGTAATGAAGTCCTCAAAGTCCTCCCAGACAAGCCGGTGCGGCACGTACCAGTGATGGATGCGAGCGTGCACCGGGTGCATGACGGGCGCCAGGAGCGGCGAGAGGCGGATTAAGCAGTTGGTGTTTTGTTGGATAGTGTCACCGGGCAAGACCTCGGTGAGACCAATGGGAACAAGAGAACCCATGTTGCAGGACAGTAGTTTCGTATTCGAAAGAGAGAATTTCGAGCGTTTCATAGTACGCGATCCTTCTTGTGAATGTTGTA